CGGTATCGGCGAGTTTGATGCTGGACAGCTTCATTGCATTCCCTCCGCTTGGTTTGACTTACGCCGCGAGCGAGTCCTGTACGGACAGCGTGGTCTGCTCGCTGCTCTGGCCCGAGCCGCCGCTCCCGTTGTAGAGCGCCTGGAACTGCAGCGGCATGGCGATGACGCCCGGTGCGTCGGGGATGCCGATCGACTGGAACTTCACGCGCGGCATGCAGAACTGCATGAAGTCCGCATTGCCAGCCGAGCCGGTGAACGCCGCGAAAATCAGCGACACTTCCGTCTCATTCAGGAAGTAATCGCGCATCGTCGCGTCCTGAAAGTACGCCGTGAGGTTGCCGGTGACTTTCATCGGCCCTTGCACAATGCCCTGCACTGCGTTCGTGCCGATCACCGGCACGGACGACAGCCCGTTATCGAGCGTCACACCGAGCTCTCGCACGTAGGCGACAGCGCCACCGGCCACGAGCATCCCGGCATTGGCCCCCGCGAGCACCGACGTGGACGACACCGCTGTCGGCGACGTGAAGTAGGCCGCCGCCGCGTTCGTGTAGCCCGCACCCATCAGCGGGATCGACAGGTCGCCCATGGCGCCGGCCGAGAACTTCGCCGAGAAGCCGCCAACCTTCACGCCAAGAAACAACATGCTTTGCGAAACGTCGGCAGAAAATCGCTCGATCGCGTAAGACTCGTCCGTGTGGCCCGTCGTCGGAATCCACGACTTCTTGCCGGTCACCGAGCACGTCACCGAATCGCCCGAGGTTTTCGCCGCAACGGTGCCCGTCGTGCTGCCAGGATCGACCACCGTCATTTGCGTCGCAGTCAACGCGGTGATGATGTAGTTGCGGTTGTTGTTCGCCGTGCCAGTCGTCGTCCAGCCGGTCCAGCGCACCACGTCGCCGACCTTGAACCCGTCGGAAAAGAACGAGCCGCCGGAACGCACGAAATGCGGCGCTGATGCCGCCGCCGTCACCGTCGTGATGGCACCCGTCGTCGACCCCGCCACGAAGGCCTTGCGCAGGGCCGACGCGATGAGGTCCGAATGCCCGCCGGGCACCGGCTCGGCCGTGAGCGTGCCCTTGCTGCTCACCTGACCGTGCCGCAGGTCCGCGAGCTGGTAGTGCGGCAGGAGTTCTGCCGACTGGTACGACTCTTTCTCGGTCGCGATGTCGCACGTCTTGCGACGCACGAGGCGGCCGGTGCCAGCGCCGGGCGCCGTGCCCCATACCGATTCCTTGCCGATCCGAAGTTGCTGCGCAATGCCGGTTGCGAAGGCCATGATGGTTACTCCTGGTGAACAATGAGGAACTGCCAGAGTTGCCCGAAGAGCTGGGCCTCCGGGTCGAACAGGTCCGGGCCTTCGCCCGCGACTTGGATTTCGTTGACGTGCACACCCGCGATGTCGCCGAACTGGCCGAGCAACGACGTGCGGACTGCTTCGCCGAGCGATTTGAGCGTCGGATAGTCGAGCGCCACGCACTGCACACTGATGACGGCGCGCACGATCGTCGGCCCGTTGTAGGCAATCACCCGATCGCGGTCGGCGCTGTCCTTCCAGTAGACGAGGAACGGCGCGTCTTCCGGCTGCGAGCCCATGACCGCGTAGACCTTCGTGCCGACGATGGACGTGACCGGTNNACCTTCTCGGCACGCATCTATTCGGTTTCGGAGGCGGGATCGAACTTGCCGGTCTTGGCGAGCTTCGTCCTGATGTAGTTGGCGAACGCTTCCGTGGCCGCAGTGGTGCTGTTGCGCGCGGCGCGTTCCATGAAATGCGTGGCGGACGTACCGGGGTGATCCACGCCCATATAGTAGTTGCCACCGAAGAGCAAGCGGCCGGGGCGATTGCCGTCGCGCATGTGGCCCTCGATGCGATGGGGTTTTGTCCCACCCTCGACCATGTGCGCGTAGAACGCCCCGCCGCCGCCCTTCACGCGCCCCCCGGCGAACACGAAGTAGTCGCGCACGTTGTCCGCGCGGTCGCGCTTGCCGCGACGAATCCGGATCGTGTTCTTGAGCGTCCCCGTGCGGATAGGCACGTTGCCCTGCGCCGCGAGCTGCATCACCCGCGAGCCCGCGCGCAAGGCGCCGTTGGTCCACTTGACGGACACCTCGGCGCCCATCGCGCGCAAGTTGGCATCCAGCTCGCGCAGTCCATCGACGCGCCACGTCAGCGATTGCGCCACTATCGCCGCCCCTCGTTGTACTCGGTGCAGGTCAGGCGCGTCTCCTCGTTGCGCCCCACCGTGATCACGCTCTGGATCTGGTAGTACCGCGTTCCGTGCTTGACGCGCATCGTCGACAGCACCCCGGGGATGTAGCGCATGCGCAAGAAGATGCGCAGCACCGTCTGCTGCTGCGCCGTCACCACGGGTTCCGGCGTGCCGACCTCGCGCTGCATCACGTTCGCCGGGATATCGGTCGCGAAGTTCGACCAGGACGGCTGCGGCTGGCCGTAGACGGCATCCCGCGTATCCGTCCGCGACTGGATGTCGATCCGCTGGTCGAGCGTGCCGGCTTGCATGTCAGAGGGCCCACACCCGATAGGTATCGAGCAAGCGATCGGCGAAGCCGAGCTCGACCGACACGATGCCCTGCGCAACGTTGACCGACTCCCTGTTTTCGTAGAGCGAGCCGACCATGAGCAGAATCCACGACTTGAGCGGTCCCGGAACCGCGGCTGCCGTCGTGCCGTATCCGCAGCGATACGCCACTGTAAGCGCGTTGATCTGCTCCCGCGTCGTCGGCCACGAGTAGCCGTAGGCCGGGACGATCCAACCCGGCTCGCTCTTGGCGTCCACCTGATAGGACGCCGGCGACAGGGTTTGCGTCGCGCCGTCCTCGTCGACGTACTGCACCGACTGGACGCTCATGACGGCAGGCATTCGCAACGGGATGGCGTCCGGGAAGGCGTCGAGGGTGAGCTCCCAATCCGTCTGGATGAGCGTGCGCTGCAGGCGGTCCTCACAGGTCTGACGCGCCGCCGTGATGAGCGACGTGATGAGAGTGTCCTCGGNNGCGCGCGCCTCCGCCAGACTCACCGGCTCGATCGTCGCGTCGGTGAGTTTGCGCAAGGCCATGTCTATCTCCGCGTGTTGCCGCTGCCGAGGCGGCGTGTATTGCCGCTGCCGAGGCGGCGTGTATTGCCGCTGCGGGGGCGCGCGATTTGCTGCCACACCGGCGGATAGCCGTAGCCGGCCGGTCCGTCGACGGTGGGCACGTCGAGGCCACCCATCGCCGTCAGCGTCACGTTACCCAGCGTCGCCAGCATCGCACCGCGAATCGCCACCGATCCCGCCGCCGCCGACGTGACATTGCCCAGCGTGATCGCCGCGCTGCCGGCCAGCGAGACTCTGCCGGTCGCGGAAAGCGTCACATTGCCGAGTGTGGCGCCCACCGCACCGGACAGCGCGAGCGTCCCGGTGCTGGCGAGCGTGACATTGCCCAGTGTGATCGCCGCCTGTCCGGTGACCGTCGAGCCGAGCACGCCGGTTGATGCCAGCGTGACGTTGTCGAGCGTTTGCGCCAGGCTGCCCGCGATCCGGATCGAGCCCGTTGCCGCGAGCGCCACCGCGCCGAGCGTGCCGCCGAGCGTCGCATTGAGCGACAGCGAGGCCGCACTCGTGGTCGTCACATCGCCAAGCGTCACCGCAACCTGCCCGGTATTCGTCGATCCGCCCGTGGCCGCGAGTGTGACAGCCCCGAGGGTGGCCGCCAGCGCGCCGCGATTGGTAAGCGATCCGACAGACGCCAGCGTGACATTGCCAAGCGTGATGGCTGCCGCGCCCGACAAGGCGAGCGTCCCGGTGGCCGAGGCCGTTACCGCGCCCAGCGTGACAGCCGCAGCACCACGGATCGACACCGAGCCGGCGGCGGTCGTGGTGATGTTGCCCAGCGCGACCGCCGCGGAACCGGAGAGCGCCAGCGTCCCGGCGCTCGCGAGCGTCACATTGCCGAGGGTGGCCGTCAGCGTCCCGGTGATGCCGCTCGAGGCCGTGTAGTCGATGACCAGGTACGGCCGCAGCGTCGCGTCGGTGGAGTAGTTGCGCGACCAGAACTTGCGCTCGTTGTTGCTCGACGTGACCAGCGCCCGCCAGCCGTAGTTGGCCGTCCCCCCGGCCCACGCCGAGACGTCCGTCGTTACGTCAGCCGAGCCCCACGTATTGGTGCCGAAGTTGCTATTGCTGTACGTGGCGTAACTGGTGCCCTCGATGTCGTTGCCCGAGCTGGCCGCCCTCGCAGTCGTCCACGCGCTGCCGCTCTTCCAGTTGTTCCACGTCGCGCCCGTCTCGGTCCAATCGCGCAGCACGCGATTGAGGGTCATGTCGGTGGAGTAGTTGCTGTACTTGTACAGGTACAGCGTGGCGCTGTTGATCGTCGCACCATCCGGGACCGGCCCGCCTTCCGACTCGAAAATCGCGAACCGGATTAGCGGCGTGTATTGGTAGAAGTTGGCGTAGAAATCAGCATTGGTACCGTAATTCGTGGTCTTGCTGTAGTCGGACATGTAGGTATCACGAGTACCCGTGTACCCGCTCAACCCATCCTGTAGCGTGACCGTCGTCATGCTGCTACGCCGTGTAGGTGTCCCCGGTGCATTCCACCGTCACCGCCTGCCCCGCGTTGCCCGCGAACTCGATCTGCAGGTAGGCCACCTCGCGCCCGAACACGAACACGCCGCGCACGCGCTCGCGCGACGAGCCGCTACCACCTTGCGAGTACACCTCTTTCCAGTCGTCGTCGCCGGTGCCCTCGGCCGCAGCGGCAGGCATGCTCGCCTGCTTGCGCGCCACCAGCACGCGCGCCGTGCATGGCACCGTCGGCGCGGTCCCGCCGTTGGTCATTGCCCACCGGATCACGCCACCATCGACCGCCGTGCAGTCAAGCCGCGCCCGCGTCACCGCACCGGCCGCGTTGCTGGCGCTGCTGACCAGCACCACACCCGTCATCGCCTTGGCCATTGGATCACCCCGCCAGCAGGTTGACCGCAGCGTTGACGGCGGTCTGTACCGTGGCATCATCAGCGCCCGTGATCTGCGCTACCGTCGCGGCCCGGTTCTGCGCCAGCACCGCGAGCACCATCTGCCCCGCGGCCCGGTCGGGGTTGTCCAGCGTGGCCCGCGCCCACTTCAGACGGTTGGTGTGGTTCGCGGTGCCCTCGGCCTCGGCCCGGATCACGTCGCAGGCGACGATGCAAGCGACCTTGATTTGCTGCTTGAACTCATCGTCCGTCGCGGCGATGGTGAGAAGCTCGGCGTATGTGGCCATGTTCTTTACTCCGTGTACTTGATGACGCGCGCCTTGAAGTTGCGCACCTGGAAGCTGCACCGCGCCAGCGGCGTCGTCGTGCCGCCGTGGTACGTGTTGAGCCAGATGCGCCCGATCGCGAGCTTGGTGTTCGGCACGCAGTAGTACGGCGACGATCCCGCCTTGCCGACCTGCTGGCCGATCAGCGGTTGCATCGTCGTCCGCAGGCGGAATCCGCGCTTGCGCAGCACCGGCAGGCCGTCGAGCCATGCGTCGAACTCGGCATCGAACAGGCCGTCATAGCGCCCGAGGCCGAGCGGCGTGCAGGTGTTGATCTTCGCCCGCTGCCGCACCGTGTGCCACTGGCCGGACACGAACGCCGTGTTTTGGCCGTCGTAGCTCCACCCGTCGCCGTAGTAGTCGTACTGCTCTGGGTGGTAGGCGTACTGCATCGGGAGGTACCGCCCGCGCATCGGGTGGCCCACCGGCGGCGTGTTCCAACTGTCGAAGCGCAGCGACCAGCCGTCGTTGCCGTGCGCCTTGGACCCGCCATTGCCGGCGAGCAACGTGCCGTAGCGGCCGATCCCGTCCGGGCCTGCACCCGACCAGGATGTGAAGTAGGCGTCATCGCTCTTGGTGCACGAGCTCACCCCGGCGAAGAGCTTGAAGCCATCGCGCATGCCGGTGAGCATGTCCGGCATGAGGCGGATATCGAACTCCCATTCGGCCTCGTCCGCCTCGCGGTGATCGGGAAACGCCACACTGGCCGACAGCGCCGACGATCCGCGCGGGTCGAAGGTCACTTGCAGCGCCTTGCCGCCGCCCTCCACGTCCACGATGGCGCGCTGGTTCCACGGCGCGTCAGGCCGAGGGTGCGCCGCATCGCCGAAGATCCCGGCGTAGGTCGCGTACAGCACGTCCTCGCGCGCGAAGCACTCGGTTTCGAGAAAGCAGGCCGTCATCGGGTTGTACGGCTCGACGATGGACAGCCGGTCCATGTGGACGGCGAAGCGGTACAGGTCCACCCGGCCGCTCTCATTGATGTAGCTCGGCGTGAGCACCAGCACCGCACTCGTGACCGCCTGTGCCGGCGCGGGAAAGCGGATGTACGCCTTGTTGCTGTAGCTCAGTCCCAACGTCTGATTGCCGCCGAGCTCGTAGGCCGTG